AATAAAAAAGGGGGCCTAAGCCCCCATAAGTTACAACTCACAGTTATTACCAGTGCAGGCTAACTGTTGAGACCCTTCCGTCATGTCTGAGTTTTCTGAGATTGCCCAATCAATGGTCTCAGGAAACTCTTTCTTCAGCTTCTCATAGGTCTCTGAGTCTATGGGTTCATAAGGCGCTTGTTGATACGTATGTTCGGAATAAGGGAGGAAACTAACTCCGCTTATCTTATCGAACTTATTGTACAACCACTGACCCACTTCCAAGAACTCTTCGTCACGGTAGTAACAGGTCATAGACGGCTTATGTTCACACCAGAAGTCCTGGTAAATTTCCCATAGCTCAAGTTGCTCCATTGCTCCCATCTCAGAGGCCACCACAGCGCCTTCAGGAGACTTTATCGGGAAGGAGAATACCTTAGTACTAGGAGACATTACGTCGTCCTCTACAGGCACTCCTGCCGATTCTAAGACTTGACAGAGTGGGTCTCTTGCGTCCGCTCTAACTCGTCTAATGTATTGATCTGAGTATCTAGGATGGATGCCAGATGCAGAATCAACCAACTGACTAACAGTACCGGAAGGTTTAACAGCAGTAATGGCAGTGCTGATATTAATACCAAGCTTAGTAGCCCATTCCTTATTAGTGTTAATCGCTTCTTCTTTGAGTTCAGTAAGCCAAGTCTTGAGAACACCTTTGTCCCTCCTTCCTGATAGCGTTGGGTGATCCATGATGCCTGTTAAGCTAACACCAAGTAATGCTTCCTCTTCTGTATTCTTTTGCCACGCTTTACGTAGGTAACGGAAGTCAGTTAACGTAGCCTGTAAAGTTCCAAGGATAGCCGCAGTACGAACTTTTCGTTTAAGGTCTGACAACGTATCGGCTGACCTGACAACAACTTCCGATAGATTGCAGAACTGGTTTGGTCGTAAGATGATCTCTGAACATGGATTAGTTCCAAAATCATAGGTAGCATCTCGTCGCTCGTTCTTTGCAGCTTGCTTTTGACTTGCGACTCTAGAGAACATTCCTCGTTCTCCTGATCGTGACTCATACAAACTACTCCACTCGTTTAGGAATGCCTCAAAGTCCGGCTTCTCTGTATAACATGCGCTGTTGTTGGCTAGTCCTCGTTGTGGATTGTCTTGCCACCACTGTCCTGACTTACACCGTCGTAGTCTATCGTCAGTGAGGTTACTAAGACTGATAAGAGCACTTCTCCTGACCCCTCCGACGACAACGATTTGTGCAATCTTACAGCAGATATCGTGACACTCGATAGAGGAAAGCTTACGTCCAGCAGCCTCCCTAAAGATTTCGGTGGTAAATTTAAAGAGGTCAACAAGAGGATCCGCACCAGACGCTCTACCTCCAAAGGTTTTAAGGGCTGACCCTGCAGGTCGTACTCCAGATACGTCCCACTTTGGAAGCTGACCCGAATACAGCAGGCTAATAAGTTCTCTGTACGCTTTAGCCCATCCAATTTTGCTGTCAGCGACGTGTATAACGGTATCTGTGTCATGAAATTCCTCTGCTACTTCTGGTAGTTTAGATACGTACTGGCGTTCAACACTAAAGCCTACACCTGTGCCGCACATAAGTACGTACATCATTTCATCAAAAGCTTTAGGATGGTCGATAGGTAAGTAAGAGCAGTTAAAACCAGCTACATTGTCACGGTCTAGTGCTTCTCCAGCAGTCATAAGTGCTCGCATGGAGGGCATAACACCCATGTCATGAATGTCTGCAAAGATACCGTTAGCTTCTTCAAGAGTAAGCTTACCTTTCTCTATCCAAAAGTTGAGGTAGCGGTCAATGGTTTCTTCCCAGGTTTCACGCCGTTGCTCTTCAGGCAAGTACCTTGCGTACCTGCTTTTGTGTATGTACTGTTGGTATGCGTCCATTAATTTAGTTCCTTTATTAGTCGTTCAATATACCACTTACACTTACGTAAGTCTTCGATGGGTTTGCCTTTGTAGTCGTAGCGCCAGAGGTACTTCAGTGCGTTACCCTTGAGATAACCGTTGAACTCGTGTTCAGGCATGGACGCCTTGATTGCTTCTATCGCTTCGATTGATCCTTTGTTGTAATGATCCGGTTGTTCTACAGGGTCTACCTTTGGCTTCTTCAGTATAGAAATACCGTCCCAATCTGCAGGAGTTGCATCGTCAATACTCATAAGTCTCTTCCTCTTTTAATTCCTCTTCAAAAATGTCAAACCTATTGATTAGTTTATCTTCAAACCTATCAAGCAACTGTTCAGAAGTAATCTCTAACGCTTCCAGTAAATCGTCAGGATCATACAGCTTCAGTAGCTTTTCCTTCATTTCCCCCAAAGTTAGTGACATGGTCAATTAACTCCTGCAGCGTATCTAAAGTGTACCATAGTATTCCCTCTTTGTCGCACCACTGTGACATAGTCATCTTAGCGCCTTTTCTTATTTTTTTATTGGGTTGCATTAGTACAAAGACTAGTTTTTGTCCTTTGGGGAGACTGTCTCTGATACTGGTGTACTTCTTCGTGTCTCCGTCCCGAAAATATCCTTTGCATTCAACAAGAGTATTGGAAGCACTATGTACGAAATCAGGACGATAAGACCGACTAATAATGTAAGGGACCGTGAATGGTTCATAATCAAAATCCTTCAATATCTTGCTGACATCGTCTTCAAACGTGCTTCTAAATTTCGATTTCTTGGACCTTCGGTTCATTGAACACCTCTGTTAAATAACGTGGACCTGAAGAGTAGGCAAAGGCTCTTAAGCCAGGCCAACAGTTTTTCTTATAGGCGCAGTAGGAGCAACCAGTGTCCAGCTTCATGTTGCCGCTCTTGCCGTCTTCTTTCGGCTTATAGCAGTGCTTTGGTGGCTCTGGTTGTTCTACCATTGTTTTAATGTGGTCTATGCGGTCACCAATGTCATAACCGATAACTTCATGGACAGGTGCTTGAGTGTCCTCGTCGTCATACATGAGGTACGACAAGTGACCGTTCTGCTTGTCCATTGCTAACCATCCGTACTGAGTTTGGCCTTCTGCTTTTGCATATCCTTTAATTTGAGAAATGTAGCCAAACGGGTCATCAAAAGCGAGATTTCCGTCCTTGAATTTTCTAAACCCAAAAGTGGACACGCTTTTAACATCAGTGACAACGCCGTCAATTTTGCAGTCCATAGAGCCACTAATACCGTTAACTTCACACTTTTTCTGTTCATCCGTCACCTCGTGACCTGCTGCTCGTGTTAGGAATAGAAGTAGTTCTTCTATGAGATGACCGTAGAGAAACTTAACGTACGTATGTCCCTGCATGTCGTCCATCTTTTCTACGTCATTCCAGACGTTCCAGAGGTAACGATCACGTCGTCCTATGTTGGACATGCGGAGCTTACGTGAGTCGTCACGCTTGCGTGTAAACTCATTACGCATAAGTTGCTTCACGGCTTCACCAAAGGTCTCAATGCAGTCCTCTATGTCTATGCCTTCAGCTACTTCTTTTGTTTCAACCAAGTTGTAAATGTCGTCTACTAATGTGTAGATGTTTTTCATGGTTTAGCCTTAGTGGGTTTCTGCCCACGTAGTTCCGATTTGGTACTCTCCGTCCAGTGGACATCTAAGTTTAAACTGTACGCCTGACGCCTTGAGGCACTCGACTGCAAGCCAACCGAACTTCTCTGCTTGGTCTCCAGCCACTTCCGACTGTACTTCGTCATGTATGTTACCTATAAATTTATAGTCTAATTCCCATTGCTGTGCGTAGTCGTCTAGGATTATCAAAGCCTTCTTCATGACTATAGCACCAGCAGCCTGTAGTAGCGTGTTTAGTGCAGCATGTTCAGATCGAATTCTGAGATGTCTACCGTCAAGTCCTCTGAGATAACCTCGTTTAGCTGCTCTAATAGTACGCTCTCGTAAACTTTCAAGAGCAGGTGTATTTGATAGAAATCTCCGTTTAAGGTCTGCGCCGTCAGATGCGCTGCCTCCAACGATAGTTCCGATTTTTGCGTCTCCTGCTCCATAGAGGAAAGCGTAGATGAAAGTTTTCGCTTGAGGTCTTGTTTCAAGTCCTGCAGCCAACTGATTTCTTGTATGTATATCTTCTGTGAGGAGGACATTGGTAAACTCCTTATCGTCCATGTAGTGTGCCAACATCCGTAACTCAAGGCCACTAGCGTCAAAACCTACTAATTTTTTACCTTCTGGTATGGTCCAGCAGGAGCGACACTCTTTGCCATAAGGACTATGACCTGCAGGTACTTGAGCCATGTTAGGTGACTGGTGGGTCATGCGACCAGTAACAGCACCATTGCTAATGACTCTTCCGTGTACTCTACCGTCCTCCTTGACAGCTTCCAACCACGAGAGTACCTGCGCGTGGCGCTTCTGAAGCAACAGATATTCCAAAACTTTTGCCGCTTCAGGGACATGATCGTTCTGCTTAAGCGTCTTTTCGTCAACAACGGGCTTTCCGCTTGGCGTGAGTTCCGACCATACTGCACCTTTTGTTTCAAGTCTCTCTGCCACTTGTTGCCGTGAACCGACATTGAAAACCGTAACTTTATCTTTAAGGCGCTTCTTGGTCTTTTCAGAATACCTCTCTTCGACAATGGGTGGAAACATCTCTTGTAGTTCATACTGTATGTCATTCATGCCTTCCTTAAAGGTTGCACAGAGGTCATTGGCTAACTCTTGGTTCAAAAGCCAACCGTTGTTCTCCTGCTGTTGCACGATCCATTGAACCTTATGTTCTAACTCAATACAGTCCTTATTTTCCCAGTTCTGCATACTCTGTAGAAGCTTTTGGTGCACTGCTTCTGTAACTGCTACGTCCTGTATACAGTAATCAATCATCTCCTGTGAAAGACAAGAAAAGTCAGAATGGTCACCTTTGGGAAAGCCCAACTCATTCCCCCAATTCCTCAAAGAGTGACCACCTGACTTGCTAGGGTCAAAAAGACGTGAAATTACCAGAGTATCGACTATGCGCTCAGAGGCTATAGAAACGCTCCAGAGACGTTTTAAGACAGGGACATCGTACCCTATCAGGTTGTGACCAACGACGCTCACAGAGCCTTCTAGAGCCTCACAGAGCGTGTCTGGAGTGGTATGCACGGTACTGACACCATTTTCCCTGGTTACGACACACCAGATAGTCGTTGGGTCTAAACCGTCAGCTTCAAGATCCAAATAAATCATACTGCAGTTCTTCAGGCTCCACGTAGTCAGTTTCTAAGTAGTCCTTCTCTTCCGTTGTCTTTTTTCTGTGACAGTTAGAGCAAAGGACAATACAGTTTTCTAGTTCTTTATGTATTTTGTCCCATGTGTACAGATATCCTTTCGACATCTTAAAGTTTTTCTTTGTTCTGTCAATATGGTCAAGTTCCAACGCTTCAGGTATTTCATTATAACCACACTCTTGACACCCCTTTTCCATCTTGTACTTTCGTATATACGCTTTTTTTTCTAACTTGCGTAAATGGTGTCTTCTTCTTGTAGAGTACATTAAAAGTCCTCGCCAACATTAGGATTTGCGACTTCCTGTAACCTCCCTGTTTGTTTTTCGTACTGCAGCCAACAAGCGGGTCCAGTTTCACCTGTATACCTATTTTTGAGGACACGAACAGTAGTAGTGTTTCTTACGTCTTCGTTTTCATTCTGCTGGTCACGTTCCATACCAATGACAATGTCGGACAACTGAGCGATAGCTTGTGAACCACGTAGTTCACCTAAGCTGATCTGCGCTCCGTCCTCGTGTGCCTTGCCTTGTGACCTGCGTAAGTGTGACACGAGGAACAAGCAGATGCCTGTTTCAGCCACGAGTGTACGAAGGCGTGTCATGATCTC